GATGAATGCGGCCTGGAACAAGTGGTCCGACTGACCTAGTTCTGTCTGTGTAGTATGTGAGGGCCTTACCAGCCTTCACATGCTGCCGCAAGAAACTGAAGTTAATTTCAAGACGGCTAGATACGCAGATAGCTTGCCTGTTGAAGTTTGTGTAACTTTTGCCGCTGCTGATAGTAATAAGCGCCCGTTTATTGAAGGTACAATTACCAGTCCTTCCGCTCAAATCTATGATCGCTTAAATAACCCTGCTACAAGTATGCGGTGTTACTGCCATAGCGATATGCCTCTTCAGCAGCAAGAGGAAACTATTGCCAATATTGAGCCTGGCACTACGATTAGGGTGCTCGCCCAGCAACCGTCTACAAAATACGATGGCAAAGCTTTCGGCACGTTAATTAGTTTTTTTAATACTTTTAAACCCGAAGATAAAAAATTGCAACCACTTAAGGCAGCGCCAGCACAGAAACAGACCTTCACCGTAAGCAACATGCCTGCGGATTTGGTGGAGCGTATGGATGCAAAGTTGGATGATATGGATATAAAGAGGACGTACTTTTTGAAGAAATTGATAAATAAATTTTTGGTGGGTGACTTTGACGACGACTTCGTGTAGGGTTCTGACGGTCCACTACTTTAGTAAACCCACCCACCTACACCCATGCCTACATTTGATTTGCCCGAAAACGTCCTTGCAGCTTCTGAAAACATCCTGTTAAGGGATCTTTTGGAGTCACCTGCTTTTTCCTACTGGATGGTTAGCTCTCTATGCAATGGGGTTCAGGCGGGCCGCTCATGCACTGAACAAGTCAGTGAAGACGAAGAGTTTTTTGTTTTTAAGGTGCAAAAGCTTCTTACAGCTATTCCTATAGAAACAAAGCGAGCCTGCTTTAGAGAAACGGCTACGCAGGTTGTACATAATAAAAATGCGCGTGTTGCCGCTGCTCAAGCACGATCAGGGCATATCAGAATCATTGGGTAGATCAGGTAGCCAGCCCTTTTTGATCAGACCTTCCACCACTTCTTGTTGTGTTAGGTAAAGGCGAAAGAACTTGCAGGTCAACTCTTGTAGTTCTTTCGTGTCTTCACAGCTGGAAATTTTACGGGCGTACCGCTCGTATACAAATTCGCGGTTTGGGTCCATTGTACAAATGCTCGCTACTACATTATGCTTAATAATTGGCTTTCGCGTCAGACTGGTATTAGGTACTGCGGTCCAATGGAAGACTGGGCCACCATTACTTACTACCAACTAAAAGGGCCTACACCTTATTTAGCAATTGTGCGGTATACGGCGCATGGAACGGACCTGCGGCCTGTCAGTATTTGCGAAGATTTGTATTACGACATGCCTGAGGATTTCTGCCGCTTGGAGCGGGACGTAGATTTTGCGCTGACTATGGGCATCGATGCCAGCATTTTGAGCACCTACGCACATGAAATTTTTCCCAGCATTACGTCGCTTCTGACGTAGTGTGCTACTGTAAGCAAGTCGTTCGGAGCCCAACCATGGCCCACGCTCAACTAATCAGCTACAGCTACACCGGAGGATCAGATCTTCTGCATGTCCAGGCCATTGTTGATGATGCTGTTCAGGTCTTGCCTGCAACCCACTTAGATCCACCTGAGTTTGACTCTGCACCCTGTCAAGCATTTATTCTCTGGGACGAACCACTAGACCATACAAACGCACCAACACGGGAACAGGTGGAGCGTATGCTTCCCTGGATCACTGACTGGTGCGCTATTCCGCCTATCACTTTCGACGATGACTGATCCTGTTAACGCTCCAGCGCATTACCAAAGTCCTAATGGCGTGGAGTGTATTGAAGCAATCAAAGCCGCAATGACACCCGAAGAATTTTTTGGTTATCTGCGCGGCAATTGCATCAAGTACATCTGGAGATACCGCAAAAAAATTCGAGGGCAGCTAAGCCCGAGAAGACGTTTCTGGGTATTTAGAGTTTTTGGCCATCTCAATAATAGCGCTGATCCTAGTGAAGACCTTCGCAAAGCCAAGTGGTACTTATCCCGCTTGATTTTGGAATTTGAAACCAATCCTTACGACGATCCTCTCAGATGAATTGCCCAGACTGCAACCGATCACCGCAAAAAGGTGATCGGTGGGTTACTCAAACTAAACCCCGTTTTGAAAGCAGCATTGTGCGGGGCCGTAAATGCCCTGCCTGTGGTTACAAATGGTTTACAGCTGAAGTCCCAATTATCTGCGACCTTGACTCTATTGATAGGGTTGCAGAGCTAGAGGTAATAGTTAAAAGCCTCTTGCAAGCCTCTTACGAAACCTTTTCTCTTTAATCATGTCTACACACCCATTTGACACCAGCAACTTTGCAAGCGTAAAACTCAAGAACGTTCCAAGCTACTTGCAAAACGAAGCTGCGGATTACAATCTCCGGGTTGCGGCTTGGTTTGATAACTACGCTGTTAACGCTGCTCAGTTTGATGCTGCTATGGCTGATCAAGACAAGCTCTGGAAAATGCGTAGCGCAGAAGGCTGGGAAGCTGACGAAGGTGGCTGGTACACACCCACTGGCATCAGCGAACACGACTGGGAACACGACTACGGAAATCCTTTTCCTGAAGAACCTGTTTGGGAAAACTACAAGGCTCTTAAGCGTTGCACAGCTGGCTGGCGTATTGACGACACCGGCTGGTACAGTCCCGAAGGCCAGCACGAGTCCGAATGGACAGGCCCACTTCCTGAATACACACTTCTTTGAAGACCACCCATGTCTGACTACAACTTGTTTTTCGGTGTCGAGCATCTGCACAAGATCTCGACATCAATTTCTATCGCCTTCGATACTGAAACGCTCCAGCTACAGCCTGAAATCGGCAAACTTCGTTTGATACAACTGGGTTGCGAAGTTAGCAAAACCATTATCATCATTGACTGTTTTGAACTAGATACGGATGGCTGGCAAAAGCTCCGCCTGTTCTTTACCAATGGTGAGCGTTACTGGCTAGCCCACAATGCAGTGTTTGATCTTGGTTGGCTTCAAGAACATGGCATCTATGTGCGGGGACGGAGAATTGGCTGCACCATGCTTGCCAGTAAGCTCCACCACAATGGAACGCCTAACCTCAGACACGGACTAGCCCATGTCGCCAAGCGTGTCCTCAAAATTGAACTCGACAAGGAACAGCAGCGGTCTGATTGGAGCGTTCCAGTCCTAAGTCGAGACCAGTTGGTCTATGCCGCTAAAGATGTTGAGGTGCTGCTGCAGCTGGATTATCCACTTACAGTGGCGTTGCAAAATGCACGGCTTGCTGACGCATACGCATTAGAGTGCAAAGCACTTCCCGCTATGGCCCAGATGTGGCGTACCGGGCTTCCTTGGAACCGTACCAGTCTTGAGCAGCTTTGTAATGACTACCAACACGACATTCATGCGCTCGGTAGAGACTTTTTACGGGAACTTGATAATGCGCTTCCGGCGGAACATAAGCTTCCAAGAGAAGCAGCAAATACTCAAAGACTTTCAAAGCTTCGAGACCTTGTTACGCAAATGGGGCACGAAGACTCAGACTACGAAAAGTGGTATGCGGAAATTGAACAGATTGAAACGGCGCCGAAAGCGTTTAACCTCAGGCCGAAAGCTACAGGTGATTCTCGCCGTGGGACCAAACTAGAAGCAGGCTTCAACTTAAGTAGTCCCAAGCAATTGTTAGAAAAATTCACAGCACTTCTAGGGACAGTGCCAAAGGACAATAAAACCGGCAAGCCTAGTGCTAGTAGGGCAGCCCTTCAGGATTACGCTGCGGACCACCATGTCATACAGACCTATTTGGCATGGAAGAAAAGTGAAAAGCGTCGTCAAATGGCTGAAGGGATCCTTGAAAAGATGGACCCGGACGGCTTTGTACGTGCCAGCTACCTGCAGCTTGGGGCGGAATCTGGTCGTATGTCCTGCATTAAGCCGAACAATCAGCAGATTCCCCGTGATACAGAGTTTCGGCAATGTGTTGAGGCTCCTGATGGTTGGCTGCTTGTGGATGCGGATTTTGGTCAGATGGAACTTCGACTCGCTGCAGCAGTGGCGCAGGATGAAAAGATGACCAAAGCGTTCCAGGCTGGTGAAGACCTTCATACGGTTACCGCTGAAGCAATTGGTTGTTCTCGGCAGATAGCAAAAAGCGCCAATTTTGGTTTGCTGTATGGGTCGGGTGCTAAAGGCTTGCGGAATTACGCTGCTAGCTCTGGCGTCACTATGACTGTGGAGGCAGCTGCAACAATTCGTAACCAATGGCTGGATACTTATGCAGGTGTGAAGCGGTGGCAAAACCAGAATGCTGCCGACGCATCAAAGACAGCAAGTAATCGGTGGGCCGAAATCCGTATTCCAGGCTCTGACATGCGGCGTTTTCTGCCGGGTGACATGAACCGTCTGACAGTAAGGTGCAACACCCCAATCCAGGGGGCTGGTGCGGCCATCCTTAAATGCGCTCTAGGAAACCTATGGCCAAAGGTTCTAGAAGCTGGTGAGCAGGAAGTAAAAATTGCGGCCTGCATCCACGATGAAATTCTCTTACTTGTTCGTGAAGAAAAGGCGCAGCATTGGGCGGACCAGCTAAAACAAGTAATGGAAAGCGCCGAAGCTAAGTGGTTGGGAGACATTCCGCCTCTAGCTGAACCTTCTATAGGAAAGCGTTGGTCCGAGATCCATTAATAAATAGCGCAGCATGGTCAGCATCTATCGCACAACTAACGGATGGTTTTTCCGTACCCTTGCGGAAACGGGTTCTTACCGTAGTCTTGCGGAAGTGATGGATGCTGCCTATGCCACCGGAAACAGGGCGGCAGATAGTTATGAAGTTCTTGCAGTACGAAATAGCGCGTGCCACCACTGCAGATTTGCTCCGCGCAGCCAATTTCCTTGAAGGTGCTAGGGAAGTAAGGCGCGGCTGTCGTAAACAGCGCACAAAAGCTCGTAAGGATCAGCAGACTGGATGGCGTAAGCATGTGGATCAGGCGCTTCTTTGGTAGCACATTGCTAGACTAAAGTCTACTGGGCTACTACTTGATGGCGATTCGGCACGGAAATAAAACGTATATGCAGATTCTTCTTGATCCGCATAGGGCGAAATTGTTGTTTGACCTAGCTGAAAAAGCTAGCACACGTCCCACCGCTTGGATTCGTGCTGCGGTCTATAGAGCATTGGAACGGGAATACCCTGCTGCGGTTTACAACGAGGCAGTTGCTAAGGATGAAGCTGCTTGGCGGGCTTCTGTTCGTAAACGTGTGGAAGGCCGTATTAAGTCACGTAAAGCTCCTGAAGATACCAAGTAGAAGTCTTTGTACTGTGCTACTCTTCCTGGGTCTGATACTTACCAGGCAATGACTGAACAACAACACCCACTGACTGACGAGATTATGGAGCGTATTGCCATAAATGCTCACTGGTCGGGCGACACTGGAGATGTTGTCTTTAGGTGGGACGACATGCGTGCCGCTGCTGATTGGCAGTTGGAGCAGGTGATTGAGTGGATTAAGGAATGTCCAAACTATGACCTTGATTTTCATTCCGAATGTCGAAGGATGATTGCAGACCTCAAACAAGCAATGCGCCCACAACAACAACAACAACATCAACAACTGGAGAACAACTGATGCCTGAAAAAATCACACTTGAGCAAGTGCTTGAACTTGTCAGCTTCAAGAAGGAACCCGAAGGTAACTGGAAGGTGCTGACCGTCTACGGTGATGTCAATGGTGATGTCAATGGTGATGTCCGTGGTGATGTCTCTGGTGATGTCTATGGCATTGTCTGTGGTGATGTCTGTGGCAGTGTCTGTGGTGATGTCTGTGGTGATGTCTATGGTGATGTCCGTGGTGATGTCGACGGAGAAGTCATCGGCAAAATCAAATGCAGAAGTTGGGAGTCCGTTAAAACTCCTAAAGAAAAGCTTGATCGTTTAATCCTGAAGTCTGGAGATCAAGAACTAATTGAAGCATTTAATCAACTACATCAGAACAACTCATGACTAAACACCCACTGACTGACGAGAAATGTGAAATCCTTTCCCGTCAACCTTTTCTTGATCCAGAAACCGATGTTGAAGCGACTATCCATGACATGCGTGCCGCTGCTGATTGGCAGTTGGAGCAGATGATTGAGTGGTTGAAAGTGAACTTAATAAAACATGACTTTCATGAAGGTTATGCCTATCTCTACGATGACTGCTCAAATGCTGAAATCGAGGTAGACAAGGTTCTTGAAGACCTCAAACAAGCAATGCGCCCACAACAACAGGAGAACAACTGATGCTGGCTCTTGCTAAAGGGTTTGTACTGTGCTACTCTTCCTGGGTCTGATACTTACCGGCCAATGACTCGCTACGCACTTAAAACAACACACGAAGGTAAAGTTTTGTATCTTGCGGCCTACTACGCAAACTTTCCTAAAAACAACGGTATTCGCTTGACGTACAAAGCAGAAGACGCTTGCTCCTATGTGACTATTGAGAAAGCTTGCCAAGTGGCACGTAGCCTCGAAGACAGTATGGGTTGCGTACCAAGCATTGTGGAAGTTTCTTACTGATGGACGGTTTTAGTGAATACCTGAAGGACATCGTTCGGTATCCGCTCTTAAGTAAAGAGCAGGAAATTTTGCTGGCACGGCATGTACAAACTTGGGTTACATCTAAAAACCCTACTGAAAGGGAAATAAAGGCAGGTAAGCGGGCGTATCAAAAGCTCATCAACTGCAACCTAAGGCTTGTGGTCTCCATTGCAAAACGTTACACATTACGTTCCAGGCGCACCGAAATGTTTGACATTGTACAAGAAGGAAACATTGGACTTGCTCACGGCATTAAAAAGTTTGATCCAGAGCGTGGTTACGCCTTGTCCACATATGTCTATTGGTGGATTAGGCAGTCGATTAGCCGCTATCTGAGCTACCACGACCGGATGATTCGTATTCCGTCCCATGCCGGGGAAACACTGGCAAAGTTGCGCCAGTGGGCACCCCAGTTTGAGCTGTCGCATGGTAGGCCGCCCACCCTAGAAGAAAGCGCGGAATACTGTGCTACACCGCCTAAGCGGTTGCGCGAATACCTGGAACGCAGTGAAGACTGCCTTAGCTTGGATAAAGTCGCAACTGGACTGGACTCTGAGCATACTTTGCTTGAACTTATTACTGATGGTGAACACCCCATGGAAAAACTTGACAACCTCTTCTGCAGTGACACCGTTGAAAGGTTGTTGATGACCCTAAACCCCGTGGATCGTACCATCGTGGAGCGTGTATTTGCTCTCGGTGGCGGTGAACCGCAGACCTACATAAAGGTCTCAAAAGACTTAGGTATATCTAGAGAACGTGTAAGGCAAAGGTGCCATAGGGCCTTAAGCAAACTTCATGTACTTGCAAAGATAGGTACGTGTGGGCCGTTGTAATGGAATGTTCTAATTGTGGTGCCTCAGGCAGGGGC